TTCTGCCTAAGAATTGTGCAAAAACTCAGCAATCCTGCTAGATTTTGGTGTGACATTTTTGCAACACTACTTATGGTTGTGCAATCTTTGGTATAAAAAGGATGTTATGCCTAATTTTTGTGCAATCCTAGCAAGTATACATAGAACCCCCACCCAAAAACTGTCTGTCTATTTATATATATAATATACCCCTGCCATATATTTTCAAAAATTAAAGGGTCTTTCATAGTAGGCCGGGGGCTAATTAGTATATATAAAATATTTGACAAAAGAAGTATAATAATATATAATATAGTTAAATTAGATTATGAATATAATAGTAAATGAATAGTATTGGTAGGTGTGTCGGGATGTCTTCGGGGGTATATATTTACCCCGGTGGGTCTAAATAGAAAATAACATATCTTTACAGATTTCGCAATAGGGGTATTTTATTTTTTTAATAAGGTGTGGCATTTTTGCAACACTTATATGGAAGGAAAATTAAAATGTTTAAAGCAATGATTGTTGCCTGTGTAATAGGCAGTCCAGATAACTGTATGGAAGTATCGGATACATACGGTCCGTATAGAAGACAAGAAGAGTGTCTAGCTAGAGTAGGGAAAATGCAGCATGATTTAAAAGGAATATGGAAAGAATATAATATGCCTTTTGAAATAAAGCAAATTGGTTGTCTCTCTGTAGATGGAGAGCTTACTTAAATGTTAGATTTAGAAGTAGATGAAAATAGAACACCAGAAGAAATACACAATGTAACTCTATTTCTGGACCTAAGAGAAAAGATGCATCACTATGCAAACATAAAGGCAAAGGATGACTTCCTTACCTTTGTAAAGATATTTGCTCCTACCATTGTTTCTGACTTTAAGATGGGAAGACACATAGAACTACTATGTGAAAAGCTACAGGGTGTGTTAGATGGTAGTACAAAAAGACTTATGGTATTCTTACCACCCCGTTCTTCTAAGTCAGTAATATGTAGTAAACTATTTCCTGCGTGGTACATTGGTAACTTTGGTCACCACGAGATTATGTCTGTCTCACACAGTGACCAGCTTGCAAGTGACTTTGGTAGAACTGTACGAGACATTGTAAACACAGACAGGTTTCAAAAGATATTCCGTGGTGTGTCTCTTAGAAGTGATGTGAAGGCAGCAGGTAAATGGAAGACAAATAAAAACGGGTCTTATTATGCAGCAGGTGTAAGAAGTCAGGTTGCGGGTCGAGGTGCTCACGTAGCATTACTAGATGATGTTATGTCTGAAGAAGACAGCTTCAGTGAAGCAGGTAGACGTTATATTAAGGAATGGTATCCTGCAGGTCTACGTACTCGTATTATGCCTAATGGTGCAATCATTATTATTAATACAAGATATCACTATGACGATTTGTGTGGTTGGCTGTTAAAGCAAGAACAGAACGCAGAAGAAACGCCAAACCCTTGGGAAGTAATTAGTATACCTGCGTGGCTTAATGAAGAAGCAGCAGAGCTTCTTGACTTACCAGAAGGTTCTTCTTACTTTCCTGAATGGAAACCAGACGAGCTATTAAAGATAGATGAGATGGAGATTAGAAGTTCTAATGGTAGTAGATACTGGAACTCTTTATATATGCAAGACCCATCACCTGATGATGGTGGTATTATTAAAAAGAAATGGATAAGTTGGTGGGATGATGATGAGCCTCCACCATGTGACTTTATAATACAGACATATGATACTGCTTTTAGTACTGCACGTACTGCTGACTATAGTGTAATACAAACATGGGGAATATTTAGGTCATATGAAGAAGATGAATATGGAACAGAACAAATAACTTCTAACTTAATACTATTAGGTAATATAAGAGGTAGATTTGAATATCCAGAACTAAGACGTAAAGCACAAGAAGTATATGCACAATATAAACCAGATGTATGTATAATAGAAAAGAAAGCTTCTGGTCAGTCTCTTATTCAGGACATGAGAAGAGCAGGTCTTCCTGTATTAGACTATCTTCCAGATAGAGATAAGGTTGCTCGTGTCTATGCTTCTACTCCTTTGATGGAAGCAGGTCGTGTATGGATACCAAAAGACAAAACATGGTCAGACGATTTGTTTGCTGAATGTATGTCTTTTCCTGCAGGTTCACACGATGATCAGGTAGATTGTATGACAATGGCAATTCATTATATGAAGGACAGTTGGAACTTAATACATCCAGAAGACCCGGAATGGGAAGATAGCCCAAGAACAAAAAGAAGGGTTGCATATTGGAGAACATAAGTATATAATAACAATTAACTGGACTCAATTAAGAAGGAAGTAAAATGGCTATTGAAAAAAATCCTAATGACCCTATTGGTAAAGAAAATGTTATTCAATTAAATATTGAACAAAACGAAGAAGATTTTCCAAATGTAAATTTTGAAGTAGATTCAGAAACAGGCGAACTAGAAGTAGAGTTTATGCCAGAAATGGATTTACAAGATATAGACAATATTGTAGATTTTAATATTGAAGACGAATTTTATTCTAACCTTGCCGAGCAAATAGAAGAAGACGAACTTATTAGTATCGGTGAAGAAGTTTACGAAAAATACGAAGCAGATAAAGAGTCACGGGCAGAATGGGAATCCATGTTTGAACGAGGCTTTGACCTGCTTGGTTTGAAACTGGAAGAAACTACAGAACCTTTTGAAGGTGCAGCAACTGCTGTACATCCACTACTCATAGAGTCTGCGGTTAAATTCCAGAGCCGTGCATCCCAAGAACTATTTCCTTCCAGTGGCCCAGTTAAAGCTCAAGTTCTTGGTGATGTATCGGTTGAAAAACAACAACAAGCAAATCGTGTTCAAAACTTTATGAACTATCAGTTGACTGATAAGATGCCAGAATACTTCGATGAGTTTGAGCGTATGTTGTTTCATTTACCATTAATTGGTAGTTCATTTAAAAAGATTTATTATGATGGTTCAGTAGAGCGTCCTGTTAGTGAGTTTGTTCCTATTGACCAGTTCTATGTATCTTACTATGCCACAGACCTAAGACGGGCTGATAGGTATACTCATGTTCTATATCGCAGCCCTCGTGAGATTGCAAACGCAATGTACTCAGGTATGTATGCAGAAGTAGAACTACCTGATGCATATATCCCAGAACAATCAGACCTAACACAAAAAATGGACACAGTACTTGGTTTGTCTCCTTCTTCCGATACAGATATGCAGTATGTTCTTCTTGAACAGCACTGTTATCTTGATATTGAAGGTCATGGTTATGAATGTCCTTACATTGTAACTATTGAAGAAACAACACGTAAAGTACTGTCTATTCGTAGAAACTGGAATGAAGAAGATAAAAATAAAGAAAAGAAAATGTTCTTTACTCATTATCGTTTTGTTCCGGGATTTGGTTTCTATGGTCTTGGTCTTATTCACTTCCTTGGTAACCTTACAATGTCTGCCACTGCAGCTATGCGTAACCTTATTGATGCAGGACAGTTTGCTAACTTGCCCGGTGGCTTTAAAGCAAAAGGTGTTCGCATTGTAGGAGACAATGACCCTATTGCTCCGGGTGAGTTTAAAGAAGTAGAAGCAACAGGTATGGACTTGTCTCGTTCAATTGTACCTTTGCCTTATAAAGAACCATCAGGCACATTATTCCAAATGCTTCAGTTTGTCTCAGGAGCAGGTCAAAAGTTTGCTGATACTACAGAGCAAGTTATTACAGAAGGTTCTAACTATGGTCCTGTAGGTACAACTATGGCATTGCTTGAGGCTTCTAGTAAGTTCTTTAGTGCAATTCATAAACGATTACATAAATCACAACGGGATGAGTTTAAAATTCTTGCACGTATTAACTATGAAAGTTTACCTGCTAAATATCCTTATGATGTTCCCGGTGTAAGTGAAACAATTTTTAAACGTGACTTTGATGGTCGTGTTGATGTACTTCCTGTATCTGACCCTAATATTCCTTCGTCTGCCCACAGGTTGATGATGGCACAGATGGTTATGCAGCAAGCACAGCAATCACCACCCGGTATGTTTAATATGGAAGAACTAAACCGCACACTTCTTAATGCGGCAAACATTCCTAACTTAGACAGGATACTTCCACAAAAGCCAGAGGCACAAGCTCTTGACCCTGTAACAGACATTGAAGCAGCAACTAAAGGTCTTCCTATTAAAGCATTTGCAGGACAAAATCATGATGCACATATTCAAATTAAAACTATGTTTATGCAAGACCCTGCTAATGGTGCCAACCCAATTATGCAACGTGTAGTTCCTATTCTACAAGCTAACATACAAGAACACGTAGTAATGAAGTATGAAGAGCAGATTAATGGTTTAACACGTCAAATGATGGCACAAGCACCACAAGGTGACCCTAATGCTCAGAACCCACAAGTTATTGAACAGGTAATGATGGCAGCTGCACAGCAGGTAATGCAAGCTAATCAAGCTGCAGCACAAAGAGGTCCATCACCTGAACAAGCAATGGTTCAGATGGAAGCACAAAGACTTAGTATTGAACAAGAAAAGGTACAGGCACAACTTGCTAAAGAAGCAAGTGAAGGTGCTTTGAAGAACCGTGACCTTGACTTGAAAGAACAGAAGCTGGCACTTGACGCATATAAGATTGGTGCAGAGGGTACACTCAAGGCTGACGAGAAAGAAAAAGACAGAAATGCCAAAGCAGCTATTAAGGCAGTAGAACTTCTTGCAGATATGGTAAAGCATGAAGACAATCTTGAAAGCTCAGAAGCTGCTAAAGCAATTGATGTTATTAGTAAAATGATTTCAGGCACAAAGAATAAATAATGCTTATAGAAGAAATAGATAAATTATTACATAGAGAAATTGAATTAGTAAAAAATTCGCTTGCATCAGGAGCAGCTTCGGATTATCATACGTATATGAACTCTGTAGGTCGCATTTCAGGATTGGAGTGGGCCAGAGCAGAAGTTAAAAATATGGTAAACAAAGTAATGTATGAAGACGATGAGGAGTGATTATGAGAGCAGTAGCAATGGAAAAATCTATTCTTAATGATGCATGGAATACTAATGAAGAAATGCCAGACCCAGAAGTACTACCAGTAGTTCCGGGCTATCATCTTCTTATACGGCCTGTTTCTGTTAAACAAGAAACAAAAGGTGGTATTATACTTCCAGATTCTACAAAAGAAGATATTGCATATCTTACAACTGTGGGTAAAGTTCTCGCAATAGGTAAAGATGCTTATAAAGATACAACAAGATATCCTAATGGTGCTTGGTGTAAAGAAGGTGACTATGTATGTTATGGTAAACATTCTGGTCAAAAGTTTTTCTACAAAGGTATCAAGTTACTATTACTTCTTGATGACCAGATTTCAATGATTGTAGAAGACCCTAAAGAATTAGACCCTACCTTTAATTTATCTAATTAATTTAATATAAGGGTATTGTATAATTATATTACTTGTTGTAATATAATATCAAATGCGTAACTCGTCATAGTGTCGCAACTGACGTAAAAGGAGAAATATATGTCTGAAGAATGGACTACGGTTGATACTTCCAATGCCGAAAATAAGGAAGAGAAAGTTGAGTTTGAAATTGAGAGTGAAATATCCGAAGATACTTCCCAAGAGGAAGCCGTACAAACGAAACAACAACAAGATGCAGATACACAGCATACTGGGCAACATGATGAAAAACAAGACGTTAGCTCAGAGAGTAAAGGAGATGCATCTGAAGAGCCTCAATCAGGAGCACAAAAGCGGATAAGACAATTAGTTCGTCAAAAGAAAGAACGTGAAGAACAAATTGAAACTCTGATAACTCGTCAACAAGAGTTAGAAGAAAAATTAAAAGCTCAACAGCAGGAAATCAAAACTTCTTTGGAAAAGAATTTTGAATCCGCAGAAGCACAAATTAATAGTCGTATTGAATTAGCTGAAGATTCTTATAAACAGGCTCTTGAGTCAGGTGATACAGATAGAATTGTACAAGCACAGAAAAACCTTAATAAGGCTCAAAGTGATGCTACAACTCTTAATCTAACACGTAATCAATATAGACCAGAAATTGAAGAACAACAGGTAGCACAACCTGCTCCACAACAACAGCAGCAACAACAATCAGCAGAATATGATAGATTAGCAGTTGAATGGGCAGGACGTAATCCTTGGTTTGGTCAAGACAATGTAATGACAACATTAGCACTTGAGATTGACCATGAATTAAAAACAGAGGGTTATGATTCTACAGATGTAGATTTCTACCAAGAAATTGATTCTCGCCTACGCAGCAGATATCCGCAGCGTTTTGGTGGAGAAGTTCAAGAAGAACGTCAGCAGGAAACGTCAACTCCTGCCCAAGTGGTCGGTGGAGCATCACGCACTTCATCAGCCTCATCTGGTAAGAAAGTACGTCTTACTAAAGAAGATGTACGACTTGCAGAAAAATGGGGTATACCTTTGGAACAGTACGCAGCCGAAAAGTTGAAAGTAGATTCAGCAGACGGTGAGTACACTTCAGTTTACTAATAGCGTGGAGGAAAATTAAATGGCACGTAATACAAATACAACACGTAATGTTGAGGCTCGTGAACTCAATACAAGGGAACAAGATATGGAATATCGTGAGCCTAGCTTATTAGATATTCCTGACTCAGTATCTGAACGGTTTTTAAATCAAGGCCTTACACTTCGTTGGATACGAGTAATGACCCGAAACCAAGATGATTACAAAAATGTAGGCAAAAAGGTTCAAGAGGGTTGGCAGTTTGTAACTGTAGATGAAGTTCCTGAGTTACAACATAATTCCTTCGTGAGGGATGAAGGACGATATAAGGGTGCAGTCTGTCGTGGGGACTTAGCTTTGGCAAAAATGCCTCTGCAAAAAGCACAAAATCGTCAGGCATATTTTGAAAATCAAAGCCGTGAGATGGTTGATGCAGTTAATCAACAGCTTATGGGACAGAATAATTCTCGTATGCCAATTAAAAATAGTAGTAAATCAAATGTTACTAAGGGACGTACACCTAATTTTCAAGATTAAGTATACTGAATTTAGTAGTGCTTTTTAAAAGGGAGACTAAAAATGACTTCAACATTAGCGTTGTCTGGCTTCCGTCCTTCCCGTAAACGTGGTAATAACCCAAACAATCAGGGTCAAAGTGAGTACCCTATTGCTTCAGGTTATGCTTCTAACATTTTTACTGGCGATTTAGTCCGTATTAATGCAGGGAATTTGGAAGTTATCACCACTGTAACTGAAGTAGTCCAAGGTGTTTTCATGGGCTGTCACTATGTTGCAGATGGCGAACAAAAATTTAGTAAATATTGGCCTTCAGGTACATCTGCAACTGATGCAGTGGCACTTGTAGCTGATGATTCACGTACCGTATTTGAAGTACAAGCAGATGCATCTGTAACTGCTGGTGATCTTTACGGTTCACAAAACTTTGCTGTAACATTAGGTTCAGGCTCAACCTTTACAGGTATGTCTGGTCATGGTGTTGAAGCAGCAACTCGTACATCTGGTATTGCTATGTGCCGTGCTCTGGATTCAGTTGATGAGCCGGGGAACGATGTAGATGTAGCCGCTGAGAATGCTTATTTGAAATTGAATGTACAACTCATTCAACACACAGATAACTTCTTGACTGCTGCTGTAACTGCACCTGCAACCATTACTGCGTACCTATTAGGTTAAGGGAGATTAAATTATGGCTATTAATAGAGCAAGTATTGCAAAAGAGCTTCTCCCCGGTCTTAATGCCGTATTCGGTATGGAGTATGGGGAAGTAGCAGACGAACACGCACCATTGTTTGAGACTGAAAACTCAGACCGTGCATTCGAAGAAGAAGTGCTATTCACAGGCTTCGGTACTGCACCTACTAAAGGTGAAGGTGCTGCGGTTACTTATGATGATGCACAAGAAAGCTACACAGCACGTTATACACACGAAACTGTTGCATTGGCATTTGCCGTAACAGAAGAAGCAATGGAAGATAATCTTTATGATACCTTCTCCAAGCTTCGTGCTCGTGGTCTAGCCCGTGCAATGGCTAATACTAAGCAGGTTAAAGCTGCTGATGTATTTAACAACGGTTTCAACACTGCCTTTGCAGGTGGTGATGGTCAACCATTTTTCTCAGCATCACATCCAACGATGTCTGCTGGTAATCAGTCAAACACTTTTGGTGCTACTGACTTGTCAGAAGCTGCTCTTGAGTCTGCTCTTATTCAGATTTCAAAAGCAAAAGATGATCGTGGTATCTTGATTGGTCTGCAAGCTAAGTCTTTGCACGTCCCATCAGATTTGGCATTCACTGCTGACCAAATTTTGAACAGTCAGATGTCAACCACTATTGGCGTAAACCCAACAACTGCAGCTAACGGTGCAACAAATGTTAATGACATTAACTCAATCCGTAATCAAGGTTTGATTCCGGGTGGCTTCTATGTCAACAGACGTTTCACAGATACAGATGCTTGGTTCATTAAGACAGATTGTCCTAATGGTGCAAAGATGTTTGTACGTGCTCCTCTGCAGACAAAGATGGAACCGGATTTCGACACTGGTAACCTTCGCTTTAAAGCTCGTGAGCGTTATAGCTTTGGTTTCTCAGACTGGCGTAGTTATTACGGTTCTTCAGGCTAGTACTGAAAAACTTAAAAAAATAAAAAAGAGAAGAGGGGTATTTCATATCCCTCTTTTTTTGTGTATAATATAATAAATAGAATAACAATTAACTAATTAACAATAATCGGAGAAATTCTATGGCTTCAAATATACGTAACGCATTCGTTACAGGCTCTGGTGCTTTGCTTGATAGCTTAACTAGCACTACTATTTCAGACACTCGAATTAAAAGTGTTACTTATTCTGGCGTGGGTACTTTTACTATTACTGGTTCTCAAACAGATGATTATGGTAATCTAAGGGGTGGTAATATTAAATTTGTAGGTACAACTAATGTAGATGCAGGTGACATATATATTCCTGATTTTGGTGTAAGAATGGTAGGTCCAGTTAAAGTTTCTGCTCCTACATCAGCAGCAACAGTAGCAATTTATTATGGCTAATTATTCTTATCTTGTAGACGATATTACTCAAGCTGCAGAGAATGATGGAACAGAGTTTGCTAACTATATTCCTAAAATGATTAATCGTGCAGAAGAAAGACTAACTCGTGACCTTGATGATTACGGGCTAGTATCCTATACTTCTGTTGCAATTCCTTTAGGTATTAATCAAGTTACCCTTCCATCAGGAACAAGAATATTAAAAAACTTTAATATAATTGCTAACTCAACACGAATTAATTTGTTGCCTAGAACCGATGAATATATACGTGATTACTGGCCTGTATCAGCAAGTACAGGCACTCCTGAATATTATGCACGTAGAAACAATACAACGGTCCTCATTGCACCTACTCCTGTTTCTACATTCAATGGAGAGATAGTACATATATCTAGACCTACTACTTTAGCAGCAGCAGCACCTAACAACTATTTTTCAGATTTTTGTTATGATGCTTTATTTAATGCTAGTATGGTAGAGGCAATGATATTCCAAAAAGATTATAATGCATCTAATCTTTTTGAGCAAAGATATATGCAAGCCGTAGCAACCTTACAAAATCAAGCACGTAGAACAAGACGGGATGATATGCAAACTCCTGCAAGCAAAGCAGGTGCAGATAATCCAGTTATAGCAGGGAGTAACTAATGATTAGTAAAGCACTTAAAGTTGCAGCAAAGTCTTTGGCAAAGAAAAAAGGAAGGCCAAAGGTAGATAAGCGAAAAACAAAAGGTAAACGTAAAGCACAATCTGCTGCACGTCAAAAGACATACCAAGCAAAGCAAACAGAAGCTGCAGAAAAAGCAGGAACTTCTAAAGCTTCCCTTGTTCAAGAACGTGCAATTGAACGTAAGTCACAGACTATTCGTAGTAAAGATATTGATGGTTCTACAAAAACATTAGCTATTAAGATACTAGAAGATAGTAAAGGTAAACTTACTGCTGCAGAAGCAGTTACTAAAGCTCAAGCTAGTGGTAAAACTAAAATACAAAAAGTTATGTCTATGGCAAGAAAAGATACTGCAAGAATGAAACGTAAAGGACTTCTTTCTGGCTTGTCTGAAGAGCAAATGAAAGAACGTAAAAACCTTATTTCTCAAAAACTAAAAGAAATGAAAAATGAAGGTAAAACTAAAACTGTTGTTTCTTCACGTACTCTTTCACTTACTCCTGAAGGAGAACGTGTTATTAAACAAAAAGGCGGTATTGATACAATTATTGCTGAGTCTGGTCCTACTGGCACAAAGAAAAATAAATACCTATATGAAGGTGCAAATGAAACTTTACCAGCAAAAGGTGGCGGTATAGACACTAAAGGTAAAACAGGTAAAGAAGCTAGTGAAATAAAACGTAAAGCTTACCAATCTATGTCTAAAGGTGAAAAGCTAGAGTTTATTCGTAAACAGTTTGCACGAGGTTATACAAATTCTCAACTAGCCGATATTATGTATAAGCCTAAAACAGCTAAACAAAAGAAAGCTAGAGCATCCATCATTCAACGAATGAAGACTGCTAAGAATCAAGGTTATCCTTTTAAGACTCAAAGAGAAAGAGGGTTTGATAAAAAATCTTTTGATGACATTATGAAGTCTTTTGGTACTGGCAAACCAGATACGTATAGTGTAGCTAATACATCTGTAGGTAGAAAAGCAGGTGGTAAAGTAGGTATGTATAAATCAGGTAAACAAATTAAATCTAAAGGACCTCGTGGTTGTGGTAAAGCATTACGTGGTTATGGAAAGGCTATGAAATAATGTTTGGTAACAAGAATAAAACAAAGAAAAAAGGTAAGGTTCGTGGCATAGTTGAAAAAGGAATGGCCTTATACGGAGCAAGTCCTGCAGGTATTATGGATATAGCAGACCTTGTTGAAATGGGTGTTAAATTAGGTGGTATGAAAAAAGGCGGTAAGGTTTCTAAAGCTAAAAAGAAAACTATACAGTCAGGCCACAATAGATTATATTAAGGAGTAAAACAATGGCAGCATCAACACTATTTAAATTAGGGGGTGAAATTTATAAAGCAACATCTCCGTATATTAAAAAGTTTCTTACCCAAAAAGGAGCTAAACCTGTAAATAAAGTTACAGCAGATAGGATTAATAAAAATCCTTCAACAATTACTAATGTAAATCAAATTAAATCTAAGGGTAGGTCTACTTTAAGACCTTCAACTAAAGTTGTTAAACCTAAGTCTGGTGTAACTTCTCAACAAAGAAGTGCTTTGTCTGACATGGGTGGACAAACTGTTAAACTATCTAAGCCTAGTCCTTCAATGAAGCCTAAACCTAGAGTTGTAAAACCTAGTGTAGCTGCATCTAAGCCAAGTGCATCTGCGGCTAAACCACGTACTAAAATTACTACACAGCCGCCTAAGAAGAGTACAAAGCCTATGACTCGGGGAAGAGCAGCTAGAATAGGTGGCGCAACTACTGCTATAACATTAGGAGCATTATTTGGTAATAAAGGACAAAAGAAATCTGGTGCAGTTACTGGACCTAAACCACGTCCTAAAACTAAAGAGGGTGGTCCGGGTCGTAAGTTTGCTAAACCTTCTGAGGGTGTAGACCCACGGGGTAATCAAATTAAAGCTACTCCGGGTAAAATGATTATGCCTAAAAAGTTTGATGGTGGTTATAACTCAAAGACACAAAAGCTTGTGAGTATTACTGTCGATGGTAAAAAATCTACCTATGAAATTCCAAAGGGTATGACAACCAAGCAAGCTAAAAGTCTTTTGACTGGTACTGTTAAAAAGAAAAAGGGTGGTAACCCTACACTTGAAAAAATGCCTATGCCTAAAACAAAACCAAAGTCAAAGAAAACTCCACCTTCTAAGTATAAAGGATTTTCTAAGTTACCAGAAAGTGTACAAAAAAGAATAAGTCCTAATCTTGCTTCTAAATATAAAGGTGGTGGTTCAATTAAATCTGGGGCTGCACGTCAAGTAAAAGGTTTTGGAGCAGCACGTAGACCTAAAAAATAAAAAGGGGCAGGTAAATGAAAAAACCTATTAAGTCTCGTAATCCTGTAGCTAAGTCTTTAGCTAATAGATTATATCAACCAAAGGTAGTAAAACCTAAAAAAGGAAAAGGCTCTTACACTAGAAAAAGTGTAAGGGCTTTAGCCTCTGGTGGTAAACCTAAGTCTACAGTAAACAAAGCAGGTAATTATACTAAACCTACTATGCGTAAGAGATTATTTGAACGTATTAAAGCAGGTGGAAAGGGCGGTGCTCCGGGTCAGTGGAGTGCTCGAAAAGCTCAAATGCTAGCTTCTGCTTACAAAAAAGCAGGTGGCGGCTATAAAAATTAATGGCACGTATAAGTGAAAACACTGAGGTAGCATTACCTTTACGTAATATTATAAGTATGGTTGCTGCAGCTTCCTTGGCAACATGGGCATACTTTGGTATAATAGAACGACTTAACCAGATAGAAACTAACATTACTATGATGGAGTCTGACTTAGAGCAAAACACAGAGTTTCGTATTAAATGGCCTCGTGGCGAGATGGGCAGTTTACCTGCTGACAGCGAACAGTTTATGTTGATTGAACATCTTTCTGACCAGCTAGACGAACTAACAACACAGATAGATGAAGGTAGAGCACCACATGACCAGCAACAGAAACTAACATTGGAATTTTATGAGAAACGTATTAGTGCAATAGAAGCTAGACTAGAGATAATGAGAAACGGAAAAGATGGTGACTGAGACAATTACATTAATACTATATCTTTCTGGTAGTATAGCAGAGCATACTGCTTTTGAAAAGCTATCTAAATGTTTAAAAGCTAAACGTACTATTGAAAGAAATTTATATAAAGATACAGGAACAGTAAGATACTCTTGTGAAAATAAAACAGTTGAAATAAATAAAGGTCCAGATGGAAAAAATTACATCGTAAAGATTGTGGAGTAGCAAATGTTAGCAGAGATAGCCGCAGCCAATGCTGCATTTGCAGTAATTAAAACGGCTATTAGTAATGGTCGTGAGATTGCAGATGTTGCAGGAAAAGTAGGTGAGTATGTTAATGCTACCGAAAGCTTACGTAAGAAAGCAGATAAAAAGAAAAGACGTACAGGCTCTGCAGATTTAGAAGAGTTTATGCATCTTGAAAAGTTAAAACAACAAGAAGAAGAATTAAAACAATTAATGATATATACTGGTAGACCCGGACTATGGCATGATTGGATTAGGTTTCAAGCACAAGCAAGAAAGCAAAGACTGCTTGCAGAACAAGAAAGAAAAAAAAGAATGGAAGATTTAATACAAACAATATTAATATCTACTTTTATTATCTTAGGTTTGTTTGGTTTAGCTGTACTAGTTTGGTGGGCTTTTTATTTAAAGTCATTGTAAATATAAACATTTAATGATATAATAGGAA